GTTTGTAAATGTTTGACCACCTGTAGTAGATGATGCATTACTATTCCAAGTAAATATACCATATTTTGTAGTTGCAGTATCCATCCAGTAAGTTCCTGATTCAGGATTTGCAGTTGCCGTTGTAGCACTTGCTTCTAGTTCAGCTGTATTAATTGCCGCTCTTGTTACATATGCTCTATTGGCTACACCTAAGTATGAGTAAGCCGCTTGTAAACCGTATTCGTTAAGTTCACCTGCGTGTATAGGATTATTATTTGCATCTTTTTTGAAAATTGGATCACCAAATGTTTCAGCTAATTCTCTTTGTGATGTCATAAGATAAACTGTACCACTGTTTGCGGCTAATGTACCTTGTGCTGTACCTGTACCTGAACTTGATGTTTTATCTTGTGCTGTTGCCACAAATATCATTGGCACCGTGCCTGGTTCGGCCGGTGTATAGAAACTTTCGTCTATTACGCTTACTTGTACTCCTGGTGAAACTAATGCCATTTTATAATCTCCTGCTTATAATTCCTTTGTTAACGTTATTTATACTATATCAAAGAAATGTAAGCTATAATTAAGTCTACAAAAGGGTCTGAAAAGGGCAGGTAAATACGTTATATGAGACCTTTATGTAACCATTGTCGTAAGAATCCTTGTGCAATTAACTATCATAAAAAGGATATAACGTTTTATAGAAAAAAATGTGAGGCTTGTATTAGGTATGGCGGAACAAGTCATGGAATGCCTAAATGGTTTAATGCAGGATATCGTATGAAAGCAAAATGCGATAAATGTGGATATAAAAGTGATCTATCAGAGCAGTTTAACGTCTATCATATAGACGGACATTTAACTAATTGTAATTTTAAAAACCTTAAAACGGTATGTGCTAACTGTCAAAGAACTTTACACAAACATGGATTTAAATGGAAACAAGGTGATCTTGTACCTGATTTCTAAGATTATCTACAGTAGAATCATTGTCTAAAATTTTATCAAAATTAGCTTTTGCCCAAGACCATTCACTAGGATGTACGTCTTTAGGTTCAACACCTATGTCTTGATAAACTCTAAACCATGTAGGTAATTCACCTCTTTTTACCCACCATACTTGACCACTAATACTTTTAATCATTTTAACTTCATTTTCAAATCTAACATCAGGAACAACCCAGTTAGTATTAGGATTATCTAAAATTTTCTTTTTAGTCATACTAACCCATATACCGTCATAAAAATTATCACGCATACATTCTGTACCAAATTTTTGTAATACAAATCTTGGAGTAATAGATTGACCTACTTCTTTAGACCAATATTCATCTGGTTTTTCTCGCCATTGTCTACTTTCATCTGTTTGACCGTCAAGCATAGTTCTATCCCAATCAAACATTGTAGCAACAGATTCTTTTAATTTATCTGCGAATGAAATTTTTTTAAATTGATGTTTTTGAATAAGATGGTTAGCTATTGTATCTTTACCACTACCCATTAATCCACAAATACCGATGATCATTTTAATACTATAACGGATAATAGTACTAATGTCAAATGTTTTTATTAACCAATTGTGAAGTGATATCCTTGACCGCCAGCAACTTGTAATTTAAGTTCTTCGTCAAGTTTTTCTATTTCGGATTGTCCTTCTGCGATTAGTGCCGTACCATTTAAAGCGGCTCCACCTTGTGGGCCTGCAATTGTGGTAAATTTAGATCTTGCTTGTCCTAGCGCCATTTTGCATAATGCTAGAGTATATCTTTTAAGCCATTCTTTAGCAAGATAATCTCTTAATAATTCTGTAGCTGGTCTATAATTGTAGCAATATAATAGAATTTCTTCTTCTGCTCTAGGTCTTTGTAGTAATGTTAATTCTTTAGTAGTAGTATTCCATTTAAATTCAATAAAGCTACCAAACATTCTTCCTACAAGTTCTTGATATTGTGTAAACAAGTTATAAGTTGATAACCCACCCATATTTGTACTTGCTAGTAAGTAGGTATTTGTATATGCTAAATTAAATGGTTCAAATAATGTACCACCGTCTCCACCGCCTGTTCTAGAACCAATTGATCGTCTGTATATCTTTTTAACTTCTATTACTTCTTGCCCTAAAGTATATGCGTTTTGGTCTATTACAGTAGGGAGAAACATATAGCTTTCTTCTACTGAATTGTCGGATCTTTGTCTAAATCTATCAAGAGAATCTTGTAAAGCTGTTTCATAATGTGGTGGATCTAGCTCTACTTCTACCATGCCACCACCTAGCATATTGTATACGTAGTCAAAGATTTCCTGTTTTTGTGTAGCTAAATCTGCCATATAATACTTCTCTATAGATATTTATCAAGTACCTGCCTATGAATAAATATAACATATGCCAAGAATAAGTCTATATAAACCAGAGAAGGGTCATGACTATGCGTTTCTAGATAGGACGGTTAATGAGATGTTTACCGTGGGAGGTACTGACGTATTTGTACACAAATACCTTGGTCCTAAGAATCCTGAAGAAGCAGACGCAACATCTAGCCAACCAAGGTATGATGCTGTTAAAGAAACAAATATTCAAGATATGTTATTCCTTGAAAATAGGGATAGAAAATATGATTCTAGCATTTATCAATTAAGAGGCATTTACAACGTACAAGATATTGACTTTGATATGAGTCAATTTGGATTATTTTTACAAAATGATACGTTGTTTATGACTATTCCTATATCTACATCTGTAGAAACTTTAGGTAGAAAAGTCATGCCAGGAGATGTATTCGAATTACCACATCTTAAAGATGAACACGCTCTTAATGATTTTAATTTAGCGTTAAAAAGATACTATGTAGTAGAAGATATAAGTAGGGCGGCAGAAGGATTTAGTGTATCGTGGTATCCTCATTTATATAGAGTAAAATTAAAACAAATAGTAGACAGTCAAGAATTTAAAGGTATACTAGATTTACCTGCAGAAGAAGGATCTAGTCAAACATTAAGAGATGTATTATCCACTTATGAAGCAGAAATGCAAATTAATACTGCCGTTGTTGCTCAAGCAGAAGCAGATACTAAAAAAAGCGGATACGAAACTAGCCATTTATATACATTACAAGTAGATAAACAAGGAAGAACAGAACTTGTTACAACAGATACAAATACACTAGATGCTAGTACACAAAATGAATTAGCAGATAGAGTACAACAAACACCTGAAAGAGAAGGATATGATGGATACTTAATAGGTGATGGACTTGCACCTAACGGAGAAGTGTTTGGTCATGGAATTACTTTCCCATTAGGATCTATTAATGGTGACTATTATTTAAGAACAGACTTTTTACCAAATAGATTATTTAGATTTGATGGTGCTAGATGGGTTAAAATGGAAGATTCATTACGTATGACATTAACAAATACAGATACAAGAAATACTATGAAAACTGGTTTTGTTAATAATACAGCAACTAATACAATAGGTGGAAAAGATGTAACTGAAAGACAAAGTTTATCTAAAGCACTTAAACCTAAGGCGGATGGTTAATGAGAATTAAAGAATTTTTTGGAATACCTATACCTGGTACAGAAAAAGCAGTAGGACTTAAAAAAGTTACTCGAAATTGGATGGGTAAAGTTAGAACTTTTTATGAGCCAGTGAAAAAAAATTATCCATCTAAACTAGAAAAAACAGAGAAGAAATAATGCAATTTTTTTACGACGGACAAATTAGACGATACATAACTCAAATTATTAGACTAATGAGTAATTTTAGCTATAAAGATGGCGATGGTGTTTTAAGACAAATACCTGTTATGTACGGTGATATGACTAGACAAGTTGCTCATATTATTAGAGATAATTCAGAAAATAAAATTCCATCAGCTCCAAGAATGGCAATATACATTACTAATTTAGAAATGGCTAGAGATAGATTAGCAGATGCTACTTATATTAGTAAAATTCATGTAAGAGAAAGACAATATGATGAAGCAGGAAAAGAATACCTAAATACACAAGGACAAAATTATACAGTAGAACGTTTAATGCCTACACCTTATACATTAGGAGTAAGTTGTGATATATGGTCTACAAACACAGAACAAAAATTACAAATTTTAGAACAAGTTATGATGTTGTTCAATCCAAGTTTAGAAATACAAACTACAGACAATTATGTTGATTGGACTAGTTTAAGTGTAGTAGATTTAACAAGTGTTATTTTTAGTGGAAGAACAATTCCAACTGGAACAGAGAGTGAAATAGATGTAGCTACTTTAGGATTTACAACGCCTATTTGGATAAGTCCTCCAACTAAGGTTAAAAAATTAGGAGTAGTAACACAAATTATTACTAGTATATATAATGAAAAAACAGGTAACATTGACCTTAGTCAGTCTATGCCTGAATTACAAGCATATCAAGACGATTATTCTAAAAGTATTAAAGCAGACATTGTTAAAACAGCAGATGGAACAATTGATACTAGTGAAACTTTCAAAGCAGATGTTGATAGTGTTGTAGGAACTACAGGTATTCAATATGATATACTTGTAATGAATAATATTGCACAAATAATACAAAAAGGTGTTGTTGGAAATGTGAATTGGAATTCTTTATTAGAAAGATTACCAGGTAGTTACCAAGCAGGAATTAGTACAATATATCTGAATAGAAAAGATGTTAGTACAAGAATTACTGGAACGTTTGCAGTAAACACTTTAAATGAAAATCAATTAATTATAAATTGGGACACGGATTCTATTCCTACTGATTCCGTTATTCAAGGCTATGCAGATGCAAGAGGTACAGTAGATTTTGTAATAGATCCTATTTCTTATAATCCATCAACTACAAAAGTAGCAGGTCAAAGATTATTGTTATTAGGACCTATAGGCGATACAGAAAATACAGACGGACCAGATGCATGGAAAGGTGGTGCAGGAGACTTGATAGCTCAAGCTAATGATATTATAGAATGGAATGGAACAGATTGGACAATAATTTTTAATGCAAGTGCTAATAATTTAGACGATTCTACAGCATTTTCACCTACCTATATTACCAATCTCAACACAGGTATTCAATATAAATGGGATGGTATAAATTGGTTATTAAGTTTCGAAGGCGAATATCGTAAAGGAACCTGGAACATCTCTCTTTAAGATAATTATTTACATGACCCAGAGAATAATTGGTTGCGGAGCACTTTTCTATACTTTAGACACCCAACGTTTTTTATTATTACATAGAACACAAAGTAAACAAAATCACGTATGGGGTTTAGTTGGTGGAACAACTACTACTGATTCTAATGCGTGGGAAGGTTTGAAAAGAGAAATTAAAGAAGAAATAGGCGATCAAAAAATTATTAAAACAATTCCTATGGAAACTTTTATCAGTAATGATGAAAATTTCTTATATCACACATATCTCTGTTTAGTTAAAAATGAATTTATACCTAAATTAAATCAAGAACATGATGGTTATTCTTGGGTAACTTTTGGTAGATGGCCTAAACCTTTGCACCAAGGATTAAGAAAAACACTACAAAATAAAACTAATCAAACAAAATTAGAAACAGTTTTTAAAATGATTAAATTTATAACATGATTAAAATAATAGGCGATATTATGCTAGATGTATGGATAGAAGGTCAAGCTAACAGAGTTTCACCTGAAGGTCCTGTATTAGTTTTAAAAGAACATAATAAAAGATATAGTATAGGTGGTGCTGGAAATGTTGCAGTTAATATTGCAAATTTAAAAGTACCTTGCGAATTATATGGTGCAGTAGGGCAAGATGAAGCAGGTAAAAAATTAATAAAATTATTTTTGAATAAAGATATACATCCTAAATTAAATTATAACCATTCTATTACAACTACTAAAACAAGAATAATAGGTCAAGGTGGTAAACACGTTTTAAGATTAGATAAAGAAGAAAACTATTCTAATGAAATTACCGTTGATTGTAATGAAAATGATATAGTAATTGTTAGTGATTATAGTAAAGGTGTTATTAAAAAAGATACAATATCTAAATTATTAGAAAAAACAAAATATGTAATAATAGATCCAAAACAAAGTGCAGATACCTATGATGGTGCCTATATTGTTAAACCTAATATGAAAGAATACAAAGAATGGAATGGTGTATTTTCAATTAGTGATGCTCTTAAATTTATGCGAGATCATCAATGGACATGGTTAATAGTTACAGATGGTAGTAATGGTGCTCATGTATTATCTACTACAGGTGAATATCAATTATTAAAAGAAAAAGCAAAAGATGTTGCTGATGTTACAGGCGCAGGAGATACATTTTTAAGTGTATTAGCTTATGGTATATCCAAAGATATTAATATATTTGAATGTTGTAAATTGGCGTGTATGGCATCAGCTAGAAATGTAGAACAACGTGGTGTTGTTCCTGTTACTTTAAATGATTTACAAAAAGGAGTTATTTTTACTAATGGAGTATTTGATATTTTACATATAGGTCATTTAGAGTTATTAAAATATGCAAAAAGTTTAGGTAAAAAATTAATTGTTGGAATTAATAGTGATGCTAGTGTTAAAAAAATAAAAGGTCCTGATAGACCTATTAATGATGTTGATAAAAGAATTAAACAATTAATGATGTTACCGTGGGTAGATGAAGTTAAAGTTTTTGAAGAAGATAATCCACACAATCTTATGCAAGAAATTATGCCAGATATTATAGTAAAAGGTGGTGATTGGACTGTAGAAACAGTAATAGGAAATGAACTTGCAGAAGTTAAAATTTTTTCAAGAATAGAAGGACATTCTACAAGTGATATAATAGAGAAAATTAAAAATGAAAGATAAAATTATAACTGTTAATGATGTATTAAGTACTGAAGATTTTGAAAAATTAAGAAATAGAATAATGGATAAAAGTTTTCCTTGGTATTACTATGATTATGTTGTAGGTGAGGCCACTGCAAAACCAGGTACATCAGAATATCAACAACAATTTGTACATCAATTTCAAGAATTTAGTAAAATTGTTACACAAGGAGAAAATTGGGAAATTTTAATGCCAATTTTTGCAGTTTTAGATCCAATAAACTTTGTTAGAATTAAAGCTAATCTTGTTCCAAAAGCCGATAAAGTAGTTGTTCACGGATACCATGTAGATACTATTCATCCTTGCTCACTTACAGCAATATTTTATGTTAATACTAATAATGGATATACTGAATTTAAAAATGGTGTACAAATACCTAGTGTTGCAAATTCAATGGTTATTTTTCCTAGCTATCTAAATCATTCAGGTTCTACTTGTACAGATGAAAAAGTTAGAATAGCAATTAATATTAATTTTGTACCAATTCCAGATAGCAAATATTCTTATTTGTCTATACCAGAAGAAATATGTAAATTAACTAGAGATTGGCAAACAGACGGATACTAATGAATATTTTAATAACAGGATATAAAGGATTTATAGGACGTAATTTGTTTGCACATTTACAAACCAAAGGACATACTGTAGAAGGTTATGATTATATAGAAAATTCTTTTCCAGATCCATCAAAATATGATTGGATAATTCATTTAGGAGCAATTTCTACAACTACTGAAACCGATGTAAACAAAATAATGAAACAAAATTATGATTTCAGTATGAGATTATTACAATTATGTGATAGTATGGGAACAAATTTTCAATATGCCAGCTCTGCTAGTGTATATGGAACTACAGGTAATTTTAATGAAGAAGGTCCTGTGTACCCAATGAATGCTTATGCATGGAGCAAATATTTCTTTGATCGTTTTATAGAATCTGTAGATAAAGATGGATTTCAAATTCTTGTACAAGGATTTAGATATTTTAATGTGTATGGTCATCATGAAGAAGATAAAAAAGATCAAGCATCTCCTATAACTAAATTTACAAAACAAGCTAAAGAAAATAAATCAATTAAAATTTTTGAAAATAGTGAAAATTATCTTAGAGATTTTGTTTGTGTTAGTGATGTATGTAAAGTACATCAACAAATGTTAGAGCAAGATATTAGTGGTATTTTTAATGTAGGTACTGGTAAATCTACTAGTTTTTTAAGAGTAGCTAAAATTATTGCTGAAAAATACAATGCCAAGTTAGAAACAATACCTATGCCATTAAATTTAAGCAAACAATATCAAACTTATACTTGCGCCGATTTAACAAAATTAAATAAACATATAAACATTAATTGGAAAACAATTAAGGAATTTATTGATGATCAATAAACTAGGTAAAAGAGAAATGGGTTGGGGCTATGAATTAATATGGGCTTCTAGCGACAAATACTGTGGAAAAATTATGGTGTTTACTAAAAAAGGTGCAAAATTTAGTATGCATTTTCATAAAGATAAAGATGAAACATGGTTTTGCAATAGTGGAACATTTAAATTACATTGGATTGATACTAAAGATGCAACTTTATATACTAAAGATTTTAAAGAAGGAGAAACTTGGTATAATCCACCATTAATGCCTCACCAATTAGAATTAGTATCTGATCATGGTAGCGTATCCGAAGTTAGCACACCTGATCATTCCGAAGATAATTATAGAGTTATAAAAGGCGATAGCCAATCAAAAAAAGACAATCCTGAAAAGAAATAATTACGCTTGAGCTTCTGACCAACGCAGTGTAACTGTACCGTTAACTGCTCCAGTTCCACCTGTTCTATATACGTTAATTGCTAACACATCTGGACCATTAGGAAATGTTCCTCTTCCACCTAATGTAGTATTAGTCAATTCCTTGATCGGAGCAAGAGATAATGTTGCTCTTTCACCTGGTTGTGCAACGAATGAAAAGATCATTTCACCTGGTTGTGCATATGGTGGATTACCAAATAAGAACGTTACACTTGCACCTGCGGCAATAGCCGCTGTTGATGTTTGTGAAAACGTTACTTTATAATAAGTTGTACCAGTAGCAACTGGACCATATCTTCCTAATGGGGCTACACTAATAACAGATGTACCAGATGGAAAATTAGTGTCTTGTAATTCTGTACCTTGTGTGGCATTTGAAGCTTCCCATGAAGTTGGATCCATGTACAAGTAGTTTGTATTAGTTAATGTACCTCCCATAGAAAACGTAATTGCTGTTCCCATCGGAATACCACCGTGATTATTACTGTAGTATGCTAGATAGTAATAAGAATATTCATAAAGCTCTGTAATAATTGTGCCTGCTGGGAAACTACCACCACTTACTGAATCTCCTACTTTAATATCTCTGCCATCAAAACCATTGTTGTTTCCTGGACCATCTTCTTTTAACCAGTATGAATAATTGTTATACCAACTACCCATATTCCACCAGTTGTTTGTAACTTGAGTTGAAATTGCCGCCGATGTGTCTGCTGTTGCAGTAACCTGAGTAGCTCCACCGTTCCAGTTAACCGAACCACCTGCCGCTATTTGAGCAAACGATGGTTGACCACCTTGTGCAGTTCCTGACAGTCCCGTCCAACCTATATCACTTGGATCTAATGGATAGTTTTGAGGATTAAGCACTCCTTGTAAGACCAGTGAACCTGGGTTACTAGCCATAGGTTCTGTTGTAATTTCTATACCTTCAAGTAGCAACTGGGCTCTGTTAAGCAAGTCTCTATCTCCAAGGTCTCCTGTTAAAGCGTTAGCAACTGATGGTGCTAATCTTATTAGGAACACAGTTTTTTTCGTAGTTTCTAATTCTGTATTCGTTGCCGCATAACTAAACAAATATCCACGTTCTTCATCAAAGTCACCATCTGTTATGTAAGATGATCCCCAGTGAGATATAATTGGACTTGCCGTGTTACTAATTAATACAACTCCAGTATTTCTATAGTGTTCAGCCGCCGGACCTGCTGTATATGATCTAGTGGCTCCTGAAGAAAAGTTAGTTAATTGAGTTGCTCTAGTAACACCTGTTAATTTATTACCAGTAACAGTTGTGTATGTTATAATTTCATTATCTATATAAAGCGTTCCGCCATTTGGTGGAAAGAAAGAAGCATCTACTAATCTTATTGTTGTATCTCCAGCATTTATATTATCTGAAAGTTTACCATTTGGACCTTCATTAGTAACTTCATAACGCACAGGTTGGTTACCTGTTCTCATATATGCTTCTGTATTAATGTTAGAATTTCTCATTCTGTGACAGAAAATAAAGTTACCATCACCACCTCTTGTCATGTAATCGATAAATCCTGCTCCGTACCAGGACATTTGTAGACCTATCATCTGCATCTTAGATACATTTAAATCATATCCACTAGGTCCAGTTCCATTGACAGGGTCTAAATTCCAATTTTCTTGTTTAACTTTTTTATCAAATACTAAACAACTTTTAACACCAGCGGCTGGATTAACTCCTCTATAGTCTGGAGTAACATTCATTGTTAAATTATCTGCAACATTAGATACAACGTGAGTCATACCTCTTATTACTATTCTATCACCTGCTTTTAATTGTTCTCTAAATCTTGTTCCTAGTCCTGTAATTGTATTAGAATCAGGATTTACTGAAATTGTTCCTGCTAATTGTCTTGTAGCTGTTCTTTGACAAAGATTTAAGTTTACACCATCATATTCCCAGAAAATTCCATTTTGATCATCAAATATACCTGATCTTACAGTTGCACCATTCCAATATTTTAATGATACTTGTGGTTGATCTTTAAATTCTGGAGTTAACATACTTAAAGAACTATTAGCAGTAACTTTAAATGTTCTTTCATTTACAATTTGAATTACTATATAATCATCATTAAATTCTTGTTGTGCTATTCCAATTAATGTTATAGTTGCACCAACTTGTAATCCGTGGTCAACTTCATCTGTAGTAACAGATATTACAGATCCAACTGTTTTACCATCTGCTACAACATTTAAAATATCATAAGATGGAGCAAACAAGGCACCTGTTGTATACATGATACCTTTACCTGATTGATATCTAATATATTTTTTAGATTGTCTTATTGCCTGTGCACCGTGTTGTGGTCCACCTGTTCCTAATTGTACTCCTCCATCAAATGGTCTATGTACAAAGAATGAATCTGGTCTAACATATACGAATCCAGACCAGTTAAGATCTGTAATTTGTCCTGGTGATCTAGCTTGAAATCTTAATTGATTAGTTGCTGGAAGTTCTGTAACAAGGAATGGTCCTGATGCTAATAAGTGATTATTACTTCCATCATCAGATCCAATAGTTACTAAGAAACCATCTCCTGGAACTAAACCATGTGGAGTTAAAAATTGTACTTGTATAGTTGCTATTGCACTATAAGTTATTGTAGATGATGCTGGTAAAACTTGCGTAGTTACATCTGATAAAGTAAGAGATGAATAAACTGTTACACCTGTTCCTGTTACTGCACTACCTGAGTGAGTACATTGTGATATACCACCTGATGAATTTATAGCTTGAACAGTAACATTACAATCATGTGCAGGAGTTCCTCCGCCTAATGCTGTTCCACTAACAACAATTTGATCTCCTACATTATAACCTGTTCCTAAACTAGAAACTGTTGCTTCTGTATATGTAGTTGATGAATCGTCTGTGTATGATCTAGTTATATAGAATACTGCTCCAATACCTGTTTGTGGTCTATTAGTACCAATTAACATTGTTCCTGCGGCACCTGTACCAGTGTTAGCACTTCCAGTTACAGTTGTACCTGTAATTCCACCAGTTGATACTGCATCTACTGATGTAATTTCTATTGAACAATCATTTGCTGGTGAAGAACCAAATAAAGATGTTCCAGGAATTACTACTATTTGTCCTACCCAGAAATTTGTACCTGCCTGTGAAATTTGATCTACAGTATAATTTCCACCTGTGATACTAATATCAAATGCTTCACCTTGACCTACTCTTTTTTCTGTAGGTGCGTTTGTGTATAATTGAGTATTAGCCGCTGTTCCAGTTACTGCACTTATAGTAGCAACTGCTCCTGCATTAACAGTATCAATTGTAAATGAAGCATCATTGGCTGGTGTTGCACCACCTAAATGTGTTCCTAAAATTGTTATTGCTTCTGTCCCTACAAATCCCGAACCTGTTGCTACTACTGTAGCTGTATAAGCCGTTCCTATTCTTTGAATTGTAAATGTTGCACCTGTTCCTGCTAAACTTGTAGTCCATCCTGGTATAGTTGATCCATCCCATTCTGGTACTTCTGTATATGTTACATCACCATCTGTTCCGGTTCCAGTGACAGCTACTCCTGTAATCGACCCTTCTGCGTCTACGCTAGACACCCTAACGTATGCATCATTTGTAATATTAGCTCCGCCTAATGCTGTACCGTTAATTTTTAATATGTCATTTGCTACATAATTTAATGTACCGGGACCATCTGTAGCATTACCAGAAATAGTCCAATTACCTTGTACAATTGCATCATTGGCTCCTAACGCTGTTGCCAATGTAATTGTTAAATCGTGTGTAGGAGATAAACCTCCTAATTGTGTTCCTAATATTGTTAATTCTTGACCTAATGTATAATGTTGTCCTACATTTGTTGCTGTAATACTAGTATAGCTACCACCCACTGGATTAGTAACACTAAATTGAGCATTTGAACCTACGTAGTTATTACCTGATGTTATTCCAGCAATAGTCTTTGTATTAACAGCTAAACCAGTAGGAGTTACACTTGTTATTCCACCTGAACCATCAATAGTTGCAACGGTTAATGTACAGTCATTTGTTGTTGATGCACCACCTAAATTTCCACCATCAATTGTTATAGTATCAGAAACTCCATAATTAGTTCCTGGCGCTGTAATAATTGCTGTATAAGCCGTTCCTGTTCTAGTTACGCTAAATGTTGCTAATGTACCTGAACCACTTGTAGTAAATGCTGGATTTGTATATATTACTGTTGCATCTGGAGCCGTACCTGCAGATGAATGACTTGTTATTACTCCTGAACTTACACCAGTAACTCTAATTAATAATTCATTCAGATCGCCTTGTCCACCAAATTCTGTTCCTGCAATTCTAATTGTATCATTAACAATAAAACCAGATCCACCGTTTGACATTGTAACAGTATTATAAACACCATTTGTGAATGTTATGTCCCAAATAGATCCAGTACCACCGCCACCTGCATATTGAGGATTTAAA